TGTGGAAAAGGCATCAAGCATTTAGTACACATCGAAGAACGTTAATGAGTGAAAGGCTCATAAAGACTCCAATCCGTTATTATTTTGATAACATCATGTGGAGGGTAAAAAGAAAAGAATATGGCAGAGATTATTTACTTTGGAACAAATGGGTGTTCCGGTCATTATCCTCTTGGCATTGACAAAACGCTGACAGGGGCAGAGTATGAGATATGGCGCGAATGCGATAATGAAACTTGGATAAATAATATCCGAAAGAATCCTGGTCGCCATCTCATCAAGCATCACGGAGAGGTTTATACTAATTATGGTGTTCCGTTCTCTGTAGATGACGACAGAGGTGGTAGTCATACCGAACTATTTTGGAAAGGCATTCATACGGAAGAAGAAATCATCAGTTTGATAAAGACTAATGCTTTTTTGAAGAAACAATTTAAAATGTAAAAATATGACAAAGCAAGAAGCAATGGCTTTCACTATCAGCGTAGGAAAGCCGATAAGACATAAATCATTTTCAAAGGGTGAGTTTGTTCGATATGAAGGAAAGGAGTTAGTTGATGAAGAAGGAACTATCCTTCCTCAACAAGAGTTTTGGGCTATCCGTTCAGGTGGCTCTTGGGAGAATGGATGGGAAGAATATAAAAATGATTGATTATGACAAGAGAAGAAGCCAAAGCGTTTTATCCTATTCTGCAAGCATTTGCGGAAGGTAAAGTAATAGAGACAAGAACTGACCCAAATGTTGTTGGTAAAGGTTTGGAAGACATGAATTATTGGACAGAAATGAATGAGATTGAACACTGGAATAATATACAGTATCGTGTCAAGCCAGAGCCTACCTACCGTCCTTTTGCAAATGCAGAAGAGTGCTGGGCAGAAATGCAAAAACATCAGCCGTTCGGGTGGATAAAAGGAAAGGAAGGTGAGCATCATTCCTTAATTACTTCTATTATCGCTGACGAAGAAGAAGTTTATATAAATGGTATCAGTGGATTCGTTTTAGATGAAATTATGGAACATTACACATTTGCTGACGGGCTTCCGTTCGGCGTAAAAGTGGAGGAATAGTTATGGCACTACCTAAAAATTATAGTATATGGCTTGCCGTTGATTACAATGGTATAGAAAAAGCTTTTTGGAATAAACCAAAAAGATGTGAGAAACATAGAGAATGGTGGGGTGGCAAAATGGTTCTTCCAAAGGGCAGTATAAAGAAACTCATCGGAAGAGAATTATCTTGGAGCGATGAGCCAGTTGAACTTAAAGGAGAATAGCTTATGTATAGACCGATTACAATGTATCAGATTGTTTGCGATAGATGCGGAGAAGTGTTTGGCGGTACAGATACTTGCTCTGCACTATTTGACAACAAAGAAGTTGATATTGGTGACTACTCTGATTGGGAAATGATAGGCGATAAACACTATTGCCCCGATTGTTATGAAGTAGAAGTTATAAACGGAGTGTATAATGTTAAAGCAAAGGAGAAATAGATATGGAAGTATTAAAAGACATAAGTCAGTTAACAAAAGGTTGCGTAGTGACATTTATTAAAAATGATAAATTCCACATCTACGAGTACCTTATGGTACACCCTAACCGTGACACGTATTATCTTTTTATCGATAACTGGACACAAGAAGTCGTACGAATATACGTCAGCGAGCTTTTAAACGGTGACTACTATGTAGGAGACTTTGATACTGTTTTCGTTAATAGAAAGATGATAGAATTTTATAAACGTATGATTCTGTGTCACGAGAAGAGAATTAAAGAGAAGTAGTTAAAAAGAAATAAGAAATGAAGAAGGAAATATTTGACTTCTCGGAGGCTTTAAAGCGTATGAGAAAAGGAAAGCTCGTAAAGCGAGAAAATGGTCTTTATCCGTTTGGTATTGACGAGGAAGGAATATTCTATCATTATGGGCATCATATATACAAGGAAGAAAGAATGCTCTCTGAGGATATAATTGCAACAGACTGGGAGGAGGTGTTAAAGATGGAGAAGAAAATATTGACCCTCAACGTCAGCAAGCAATGGTTTGATATGATAGTATCGGGCGAGAAGACTGAGGAATATCGGGAGATAAAACCTTATTGGGCTTCCCGACTGGTAAACCAACAAGTCGAAAGCGGTGAGGTACTTTTCGATGAGTTTGGCGGTTATTGTCTCGTGATAGGCAAGCCGGAATATAAACCTTATACCCACGTCCTCTTCATCAACGGCTATCGCAAGGATAGTCCACGTATCCAAAAGGAGATTGAGAGTATCGCCATCGGGAAACCGAAGAAAGGCTTATGCCCTGATAAGTGGCTTGATAAGGAATTTTTTGTCATTAAATTCAAGTAGCGCATGAAACAGAAAAAAGTTGAATTATGTGTACCAGAGTCTCTTATTTGGAGTCAAATAAATGACTATTTAGATACAGATTTGATTGGCGGTGGAAAACGTGTACGACACAGCGGTAGAGCTATAAGAAAAATTCTCGAAAGTGGAATGATTATTTAAGTTTAAGTGATATGAGCTACAAAGAAATAGTTTCAAATTACATAATAACTCACGATGTTCCGTGTCTTCTTAGAGGAGATATAGAAGATGGGTTACTAAAATGTAAATCTGACGATGATGTGTATGAGCTAATTCTTAGAATTAATTATAGACTTAATATTAATAGTTGTGCCGTAAGGGGCTATGAAAGTGGTTACATTCCTATGCGTTATGCAGACTTAATAGTTAGTGATGATATTTTAAAAGTATTAGATAAAATCAAAAAGAAAGAGGTATAGGCATGAAAATTAGATTAGCTAAGAAGATAATGAGGCACAATACGCCTTATTGGATATTTCGTTACCTTTGTTATAATCGCATATTATTACCAGGAGCTGGATATAAAGTCGATTTTAAAGACCACCGTATCATCAAGGCGATAAGTTTAACAAATCACTGGAATGCCCGTAGGTATATTAACGAATTGATAAAGTCCAATAAGAAGCATCCGTTCAAGCTAAGAGATGTTCAACGTGATGCAGAAAGATTAATTAAAACAGTACAGCGTATGAAAGAAGAAGAAAGATGTTGTGGCAACTGTCATTGGTTTGACAGCGAAGACGCTTACGGCGTAGGATGGTGTTGTAATAACGATCATGAATCATCTTGCGACCAAGTATGTGATGAACATGAATTTTAAACTTTAAATATTAAAATGGAAAAGATTTATAGACATTTCAAAGGAGGTTATTACAGATTTATCACTGAGGTCACTAATAGTGAAACTCAGGAGAAAGAAGTTGTTTATCAGGCTCTCTATGGGGAGCGCAAGGTTTGGAATCGCCCTGCTGATATGTTCTACGGAAAGGTGAATGTTGGTGGCGTGGAAATTGACAGATTCACCGAGGTTGTTGGCGTGCCAGTCTTGTTTAAAAAGACAAACGAGAACGCTATCATGCCAACGAAGGCGCACAATGATGATTTCTGCTACGACTGCTATGCGGTATCAGAAGAAGAGATTGCCCCTAATGTATGGAAGTACGGTCTTGGATTTGCTTTGCAGATTGAAAACCGCAACAAACCTGCCGACATTTCTAGGTGCTTTACGTTCCGTCCTCGTTCTTCCGTATGGAAGACTGGTATGATTCTCAGTAACTGTGAAGGCACTATCGATGATTCCTATACCGGCGAGATTTCTGCCGTATTCTATCACGTTATGCCGAATATGCCAAGATACAAGGTTGGCGATAAAATCGTGCAATTCCATCTAGAAACAAGTGACAACATCATGTTTATAGAGACGGATGAATTAAACAAAACAGAGCGTGGTGATAACGGCTACGGCTCTTCTGACAAAAAGTAATATGAACGTACTCACAGACGAACAGAAAAATTACATAAAGGAGCATCCGGATGAATCTCCATACACAATGTCTAGGAATTTCGGATGCGCTGTGCAGACTGTATACTGGTGGCTGCATAAGTTACACGGAGACTCGTTTAAGGATGCGCGGGAAAGACGCAGGAACGAAATCCATGAGTCTGTCCGCAATATGTATCCAGAAATGTCTTCGTCTGAGATTTCAAAGGTGCTCGGAATAACGAAGTCCTGCGTTACTAATATTGCAAAATCACTCGGTGTCACACATACCAGGGAAACTGAAGAAAGGCTTAGACGGAAATGTGCTCAGGCAATAGTAAGACCGGAGGTAATAGCTAAACGTTCTGAATCTCTAAAAAAGACGCTGAGGCTTGATAGATACAGAGCAGCGAACGGAATTAAACAGAAGACACGACGCAAGTTCAAGACAATTCCGAGCAGATGTCTCTGTGCAAGGAACTATCTCTGCAACAAGTATAACTACTTCTACGACAAGGACTACGGAGAACTGCTTACCATATTCTACGACAGCGAAACTAGAATGCTGACCGAAGATCAGCAGAAGCACTACGAAATAAAATATGGTATCAAGTTTCTACAGGGAGCAGAAGAATAATTTCTGTGCATTATCTATATGTTTAGGGGTGGCTGCACATTGCGTGCGGTCACCCCTTTTTGTTTGTAAATCAACTAATAACCAAATAAAAACATTAGAAAAAACTAAGAACGTTTGTGTAGCTTTAATTTCCAGTATATCCAACCTAAAAATGCGAGAATGCCTATGAAAAGGCAAACTGAAGTTATCTTACCTATATTCAAAAATGCCCTGTCAGTCCTTGATAGTTGATTCTCGACATATACTTTATCTTTCGATATTTTATTTATCACTGAGATTAAGGAGTCGCATCTCTTGTGATATAGAGACGTGCTGTCCTTGTATTCCTTGAGGCACGAAATGCTGTCCCTGAGTATCTGTACGTCTTCCTGCGATATTTCGTGATATTCGTAGTGGAATCTGTCTTCTCCAACTTTGTTACCATTGGCATCGTATTTGGAAGCCGTGCTGTCCTTTATATGAGTCTTCTCTTTGGTGGTAGACTTTACAGACTCTTTATGCGATGCTCTGTATGATTCCAGTTCCTTAATAAGCCTTGCGTTAAAGAGTGAATCCCACTTAGCCTCGTTACGCTTATCGGTGATGTATGTCTGTTTCTCTATCACACGTTCTTTCGCCTTACATCTACAGAACATTGATAGAATTAGCATTGCTACTGCAATGGCAATTACAACCTTTGTTATTTTATCTATCAGTTTCATAAGCAAGCGAATTAATTCTGTTCAGCCAACCCTTCTTGAACTTTTTGTTCTGAGGTCTTGTTTGACAGATACGTTCAATAAAATCTTTTCGTTCCTGTTTGATGGTGTCGAACAGCTCTCTACCGTCTCTTGCATTGATTGCTGCAATTGTTTTCGAACCGACAATACAATCGACAGAAACGCCAAGCACTCTTTGAGGAATTTTGATGCCGTAAGAACCACTGCTCCAAATCCAATCAACCAAGATGTTTGCTACATTCTGGTCTTTGATGTCATCAGCCTTCCATTTATCCCAGTAGAACTTCTTGAAGATTATGCCCCATTGCACTCTGGTCATACGCTTTAAATCGTTAACCGTCTTCTTACTGCCGAATACAGAGCGGTATGTAGCGAGAGTCACGCCCATATTAGTAGCTCCACCCAAATCATCCTTATCATTGACAAAGCCACCCTCCCATCTGAGAATGAATGGCTCAAGTATCTTATGATTTGCCATTTTTATTTTCCTCCTCTTTTTTATCAAACTCATTGTTGAGCCTGTCAATAATCGGTTTCCAATAGCTCGGCAATGCCTTCGCAAACTCAAACCTCAGAACATAATAAATAACTCTGAATGCAACATTCTTAGGGTATGCCTTAATAAGGTTCTTGAACGAATTGCATATATACACATAGCAGAATATATACGTAAGCATCTTAATCACAAATAATGCTTCTGTATTATCGTTGCAACTTACCATGATTCCATACATGACATACACAATAACAATATACAAGAGCATTTCTAAAAGTGCGTTCTTGAACTTCGATGCAGAAAAGTTCTTGCATCGTACAACACTCACGCCGTCAGCTCGCATACCACAGAAGATGTTGAAGCCAAAGGCGATAACCAACGCCAGAACAAAACCTTCTGTTGGCGTTGCAAAGGCAAGTATAGCTGAAAATATAGTAACACCTATCTGCCGAATCTGTGAAGAATCTAATAAATCTGTCATAATCTGTTATCCTGAATAATTAATAAAAATAAAGTTTCGGTCTCTTTCTGCAAAGATAGCAAAAAAAACCGAAACTTTATTCAGAATAACGAAAAAAATCAGATATTCAGATCATAATATGGCATTCCACCGTTTTCCAGGAAAGAAACACATTCATCGAAAATCTTACGTTCGTAATCGAGCGCATTGATTTTAGGAAACCATTTCTTTATCTTTCCGTCGTTACGTTTTACCATTTCGCCCCAAAGAACGCACCAGTCTTCTAGATTGATGTTGTCGTTCTTAACCTCATGCCAATAGTCCTTGGCTACATCTTTAGTGTGGAGCTGTCCAATAATACAGAGATGCATATTTGCCATTTCCTCGTCGTAGTGACACGATCCAATCTCTCCCTGGACCTGCTTCAGCATATCGAGCATTACGCTGTCGTTCATTCCTACTTCGCAGCAATCTGCCATGATCGTAACACAGTTCTTGATAGCCTGCATGTCATTGCTAGCTATAATGTCTTCGAATACCTTTTTCATGACCGTTATATTTTTGATGTTACTTCAGAAAATACTCTCTGATGTCGTACACACCATCCTTGTCTTTCAACAAGTCGAGTGCAAGGCTATGTGCATACTTAACCAGATGCTCAGTGCCAATATCCTTAACATCTTCTTTGCCGAGTATCTTAGCAATGGTGCATCCGTGGTCGCTTACAACCTGATTCATGGCAACGTACAAAGCATAATCGTTGTAGTAAGGCTTCTCCTCTGTTGCAAGTCCGAGACCATTCATCGCGCTGATCCATGTCTGCATATCCCAAGTTGCTGACGGATTCATACCGTTTACAATCTCAGATGCCTCCTTCTTGGTGAGATAGTTCTTCCATTTGATAGCACAGAGCTTATCAAGATACTCTTGCGCCAACTCTGGGTGCTTGGCTGCCATATCATTCATCATGCAGCGCATCGTATCTCCAAATGTGTGCATGTACTTTGTATTAGTCGATGATGCCATCATTCCATAAAGCTCATCAAACTTACTCATAATCTCTTTTGCTTCCATTTTTTATATGTATTTATGTTTATTACTCTGCTGTTACCAGACTTCTCAGCTCTTCGAAGTCATCCTTGGTGAAGCTGATACTCTTCTTGCTGCCGAACAAAATCGTGGTGATGATGTTGTCAGGCAAATCAATAGACAATGCACCGCCATCAATGCGACCTTTGATAAAGCCGAAATCAAACTCATAGTTGCTTATATTCTCCAACATCTGCATAAGGTCTGAGAATATGGTATCAGCATCTATGTTTCCGTCCTCATCGGCAATGAATAGGGTAGCATTGTCAATGCTCTTGCCCCATTTATCTTTATTCTTAGCGATAATGTTGTGTGATGCTCGCTTCATGTAAACCGATGGAATAGCCAATGCAGGGTTTTCTTTAACCATGTCGCTAATTCTTGCGTCTGCCCACAAGTCAAGCGATGTAAGCAGCTTTTCTTTCAATTCTGTTACGTTCATTTCTTAGTTTCTCCTTTCTTTGTTTTGTTGTACCAAGCGAGATACTCTTGCCAAGTTTTGTCGCTGTGGTTAGTCATATAATCGTTGAGCATAGCAGATTTATGTTCCTCTGCTTGCGCTACTTCTTTTCTCAATCGTTGCATCAAGGACAAGTGTTTCTTTAATGCCTCCTGTCCTTGCTGAGTGCTTTCGATACGAGGGCGTATAATGCGCAATTCCTCGTCTTGTACTAGCTTAGACACATATTGTAAGCTATTGACGTATTCTTGATTCTGCATCAAGTACTGCCTTTGCGCCCCTGTAAGATTGTCTTCAATTTTGTCTATCTCATCCCACAAAGGGGTTGGAGACTGCTGCGCTTGCATATTGATAGATGCTCGCTTCTGCTGTATTGCCTCATACATCTTCTGTAGTTCAGCATCCATCATCGGCGGCTGTTGCTGACTTGCATCAATATCCAATAATGGACTGTTTCCAAAATTCATCATAATCAATATCTTTAAGTTGGTGATATATTATAAAGAGGTGAGAGGGCATCCGCCAACGAGGGCAAACACCCCTCACCAACTCATTTCTTCTTAGTCCGTCTAACCGACTTCCTTACTGCTCTGTTACGCTCCTGTAGTGGGAGTGGAAGGAGCGGTGCAATTACAGCCATAGCTGCCGTAACCAGTAACTACTGGTGTAGATGGGAGCACAAGCTGGCCATCTATCTTGCGGCAACACTTCTCGTTCACGTAAGCCATCATAAGCTTCTCCTTGTAAGGAGTGAGGGCTTCCATAACGGCTACCTTCTTGTCGAGGTCGCTATACTTTGCTTGCAACGCATCGTACTGGTCTCTCTGATTCTTGTACAGACCGAAGTCCGCATCAACCTGAGACTTGTAAAGACCGAACTCAGCGTTGATAGCACGGCGGTTCTCTGCGTTGATAGCATTGTTAGCTCCCTTATACATAGAGAACTTCTCAGCGATGTCTGTCTCGCGCATAGCGTAGAACTTGTTAGCGGTGTCGAGCTTCATACCGAACATGTAGGTAAGCAACTTCACCTCATCATCGCATTCCTTCTCCATTACCTGCAAGGCAGTTGGCTGATTAGCATTCGCATTTGCGCCATAGCCGTTTGCGTTGATGTTCACGTTCTCAGGCATATTGCCGCCACCGAGCGAACCAAACACACTGCGGTTGCCGCCAAACAGCCAAGCACCAAGACCGAGCGCAGTACCTGCTATTCCTAAGCCCAAGCCTGTTCCGGCGATACCTTTAGAAGCATACTCATCATGCTTCTTTCCCTCTTCGTAGATTTTCTTCTCTACTACTTTTGCATCTGTCATTTCCATGATACAATCTTTTTAAGTTATCCTTAATATTAACTAACACTATTGTAACGTTACGGATGCAAAGGTACGAAGAATAGGGTAGAGTAAACATAACTCTATCACACTTTCTTTTAGTGGCTAATTATCAGTGATTTAAGGTGATAGGAGGTAGTATCACAATAAATAAAAAAGAGAGGTAATCACTTGCCTCTCTTTGACTTGATATAGTGGAGTATGTCCCACTTTTTCCAATATCTGGTGTGTCCCCTTGCCTTGCACTCCCCGTTTGGCAGTTCGCCACTAGCCACCTTTCTGTTCAAAGTAGCCTCGGAGATATGCAGCTTTTCCTTTACTTCCTCGGTGCTCAACATAGGGTTGAGCACGTTCGGTAGATAATTCTCGCAAAGGTCGGTGATTTCGTCCTCGCTCATTCCGCAGGCGGTAATGGGCTTACCTTCCCTTTGTTGTCTCTCTGCCTCAAAGCAAGAGTCGGAGAGTGATTTGAGCATTACGCCCAAGGTGTGAAATCCAAATAATCTTCTCATAACTCAATATACCTTAATATACCTTCCTTATATACCATATATACCAAACTTAGTATACTTAATATACCAAGCCCTACTTCTGAATCCTAGAAATCAAGCACTGCTTTCCCTTACCGCAAAGCCACTTATCCACGAAGCCATATCCATAGAAAAACACGGTAAGTGCCAACATACACCAAGTAGATTGTACCATATCATTGGTAGTGAATATATTTCCATACACCAGATGTACAGCATTCACGCCAAGAAAATAAACAATCAAAGGAATGCGCCACCGATAACAGAGCCAAAAGAACCTGCTGGCAGGGATAATAACCATCGGATGAATATAGACGGAAAAATAGATAAAAGCATAACACATCATATTCTCTAGATACCATACTCCCATCTCCTTAGAATGCTGAGCGAAGACGTACATGCACGCTATGTGGAATACCATAATGAAGATGGGCATAATCTGACAATACCACTTGAAGAACTTCAAGAGTTTCACGCTATACCCACGTCCAGATAGGATAACTAGGTTGATAATCTCGCTTACGTCTAGTCCGTGTAATAATACACTTAATACTTGTGCAAGGTCTTTTCCTTCCATGAAGTCAATAACCTCATTTTCTTGTTCCTGTGTCATAATTCATTGATTTTAAATTTGTTGATTTATAGATTCATAAACTAATGTCGCAAATATACGCTTTTTATAATAGAAGTGATTGATTTTAAACTAGATTTTGTGTTAAACTTTATAAAATGTAACAATCCGTAAGTTCTGTTACCGAAATAGCGAAAAATGGTAACAATAGCGTTATGATGTTTCGTTTGTCTCTATAACAAATCCTCCTCCTTCCATCCAAATCTCAACCTCGTACCCTCCATCGAGAATGGCATCAATCTCCTCCTCGGTCGGAACTCTTTTATATATCTTTCTTTTTATCTGGTTCATAATAATTATCCATTAGTAAATCAAAATCCTTGCTATTATGCTTTTTGAGCCTTTTTCGATTGATTACATCCATCTTATATTTATTTTTGATACAAACGCATTCGTAATGACCTTTAATGTAAAGGTGCTTATAGAATCTTAAATCCATTTCTAGTATGATACTCTTTCTAATATCATAGCTATCGCAGTGTTTCATCAGTCCCAGATAACTGTTGATAGAGCAAACATAATGCTGTAACTCCTCTATATTATAATTGTCAGGCAATCTGTTCATATAATGAATCAACTGTTCGAAGTTGCTTACCATGCGGTTGCTGGCATAAATCCTATCCCGCTTTACAACCATACCCGTAAAGGTGATGCCTTTATATACCGACTGCATTTCTATCTTTCTAGGATGCAAGGTAGCTCCTAAAATTAACAGATAAGAGCGGATTTTAGGAATCGCGTCAAGTAACGACTGCTTATCTGGATAAATCACGTAGAAATCGTCTACATATCGACCATGCCAATAGATATGGAGAAATATATCAAACATCCAATCAAAATCATTGAGCCAGAAGTTGGCATCATGCTGGCTCGTGAGATTCCCGATAGGGAGACCATGACCGGGCTTTGCGCCCCTCAGCGTTTTTCCTGCCGGAACCATCTTCATTATTTCTTCAGGAGAACGCCTGATGCAATTCTTCGTAGGATCATTCATGATTGTTACATGAGACAGATAGCGTAAATCTTCTATATCATCGCCCTTGTAATTTTCGAGAATAAACTTATCTACCTTATCTGCCAACTGCTTTCGGGGTATGCTCATAAAGAATCCTTTCATGTCGCATTTCAGATACCAGCATGGACGAGTGAAGTTTTCTGAGCATTCCTTAATATCTGCTGCCAACTGCATGACACCATATAGCTGTCCTTTACCCTTACGGCAATTATAAGTTCTCTCGCTGAACACGCCTTCGAATAGCGGTTCTAGTCGAAGTGCAATGTAGTGATGAATAACTCTATCACGAAAATTAGCAGCAAATACCTCCCGGTATACAGGCCGGGAAACGACAAATGTTATGGATGGAAGCGGCTCGTAGGTACGAGAGTTGATAGCATCAGTTAAATCCGTGATATTCTCAAAGAGATTTACAATGAACCTGATAGCATCAGGAGATGATGCCTTATCTTTAAGACAATTCTCGTAAGCCTCTAATATGTCTTCTTCCTTTACCATAATTGTTCCTATTTCCCTAACTCTTCAAACTAATGCTGTGACCGGGCGAACTCGATTCGAATTGTCAACCTTACCGTTGTTGCCGTGATTGCCATTGTCAAAGTTCAGATTCCACGCATTGTTGCCGGAATTCTCGACACTAGACCAGTAATTCGTCCGCTATTTTCTCACTCTGGGTTATACATCTTAGCTGCTTCGCTCCGTCGTACAAATGACGGTACGAGGTGACAGCGGCGAGACCATTATCAATGGAGAGTCACATTCTACAATAAACCTTAGCCGATTGTACTCTTGCTTTTAATTCAGAGCAGGACTAACCTTTCTTTGAATTTCCCCAAGCTGTAGCCTGTCTACCGATGATGGTAGTTAACCGGCAAATATCCGCGGCCTGCTTCTCTGAGAAGAGTTTTCTTCGGAAAGCAAGGCGAAGGATTGTTTTAAGGAGTTCAAACTTGACACGGAATCCCATCATGTAGTGATGGCGACTATCCGCATACATATTCGCCAGCTGGATATATTCAAAGAGTTCGAGCGCAACGTTCGTCATCTTTTCACCCAGGTCATAGCGATACATTCGCGGAAAATTCTGTTTCATCTCCGTGAGTTTATCAACCAGTTCAAACGTATCCTTGTATATCTGTAAATCCTTTGCTAAAGCCATAAATATTTATCAATTATGCTGCTAATAAAATCGTGATAGCGTTATATTTTTTGTAACTTTTTTTTATACGTATCAAAATACCTCAGCTATGCAAAACTGCTACATGTTCCCTTGCGGAAGAGGGCACAGGAGTCTGGCGGCTTATGCCGCCAGACTTTTCTTGATCAGCAATCTTGCTTGCCGGCCTAACGGCCGGAAGAGGTAAAGAGATAAAGAGATAAAATGATTAAAATGCTGTGACCGGGCGAACTCGACCCGAAGTGTCAACCTTACCGTTGCTGCCGTGATTGCCATTGCCAAAGTACAGATACCACGCAATGTTGCCGGAATTCTCGACACTAGACCAGTAATTCGTCCGCTGAAGCAAATCAGCTTGCTGTTTGCCTGCATTCTTGATTCGCCGTAAAGCAAGATTGACAGTTTCGAAATGAGATCGGATAATCTCAAGCTCGCCAGTCGCAGCAAGATACCATGACTTGGCAGGGATACTTACATCTCCTCCAGGGTCGCCGGTGTGAGATTTCGAATATTTGTAACAATAAGCTACAGCGTAGGTAGCAGGATCATCGTTCTTGTAATAGCTGCTAGCCATCACCGCTGCGGTTCTCGTCTTACCGTCGAGAAGACTCCAATCGCTGGATGTCTTGTAGCCTACAGAATTATCATTCTGAACACTGCCCCATTTCATTGCGCCAGGTTCGGTTAAAGCAATACCGATACGCAAACTGCCATGCTGAACGACAATAGCATCAGCATCCGCTTTTGTAATACCAATCTCTGTAGTCTGCCATGGTTCACATCGCATGTAGGTACCCCAGGTTTCTTTCTGAGCCTTACCGATGTAAACGCCATCCTGTAAAGAACGCAGGTTTTGCTCCATGTAAGTCTTCATGCTTGCTGCTGAAGCATTAGTGATGGTCTGTCCGTTGGCGGCAACCCAGTTTTCCATAACCTTTCCGTTGGCGGCAAACCACTCGCTCATTTTTTTTGTTTGAATACCCATAACTTTTATAATTTTTAATTAATACATTAATTACTTATTCTCTTCCTTGCTGTCTGCAAAGATGTGCTCTACTGCCTCGATTACGCAAGGGGCACAGCAGCGCTCTACTACTGAGCGGATGATTTCTACCTCACGCTCACTGTAGTCTATATCGCCATCGCTATTCCACATCTTCGTAGAGAGAGCCACGCCTTCCAAACCCAGGCCATTACCCTGATTATAAATAAGGTTCGCAATGCTCTTGCGAAGATTGATTACCTGACAAGACGACTTGTCGATTGAGGTATATACCTCTACATTCTCTAAATTTTGTTTCATATTCTTTTTTCCTTTTTTTTCTCATTAATGATTAATGTACTGAACTACCCATACGCTTCCCGTAAAGATTAGCCAGCTGAACTGATTTGTTGAACCTGAGTACCACGACATAGACTTTCCATCTGCACCCTGTCCAAAAATTACGTGAGACGCCTTGATGTTAACTTGCGCATTACCTTGTATTATAAGATACTCCTGCCCCTTGATAGGGGAAAGAGGAAGGGTTAGCGTGATGGTACTACTATTCTTACAGTAGATAGTATGGTCGTAAATATCGAGAGCCGTGCTGGTACTGATGTCGCGGATATACGGACGGAGACCGGCAATATCGCCTGAGACTATCTGTATAGCATGGTTTGTTTTTGTGCCATCCGTAGCACTGATTCTCAGACCGATGCTGTTCTGGCCTTTATACGTTGCAATATCAATACCGACGCTATCGGCTCCTGGATTACCGATTGAAGTCAGATCAATGCCGATGCAATCATACGCAGGTACCTGGGTCGGCAGACCCTGTAGGCTCTTGCGTATTTCTATCGCAGCCTCGTTCAGTTTTGGGTATTTCTTTGAAAAGTCGTTGCCAATTATGTCATACCCATTCACCTGCCACATTTTGACGTACCCGCCCCAGCCGGTCATCACGTAATCAACATTATCCGCACTCAAGCCGAAAAGATAACTACTATCATTAAACCGTGCGACTCTTGCATACGGGTGATAGTCTTCTTTTTTGAGGGAACCGTCATTATATTCTACTCCATAATATAAACCCTCCTCTGCGTCGAGAAAAGTCCTCCATTTTCCGAAATAGCAGCAGGTCAGTTGCGCAATGCCATTCTTCTTGACGTAAAACGAAGCATCCCATGGATCGGTAGCGCCTATCCATAAAACATACTCACCTCTATCTCCGTCGAGATCGGTCGATTTTCCGCTAGGGACTCTGAATGATGCGAACAGCGTTCCGTTCTCGTTATCGTTATACAAATTAATCTCATTTGACCCAAAGAGATTAATCTTGGCATTCTCTGCCAGGAGGAACTGGGTAGCGATGAAGGTAAAGTTAGCCATATCGGCAGAAGTCCAATACTTCGCAAACTCAGCATTAGTCATAGTATTGCGAATATCATCTGTACCGGTAGATTTGTACGACTGAAGGCAGCGATACCACACCTTATCTATCAGCACCACATCGATAAACCTTTCGTCGTTGCTTCCGGCATAGTACTGGTAGGGCGCATCAGCTGTAGCTGATACGAAACCTACATGCTGTCGCCATACCGGACCGCTGCTGCCTCGTGCTCCAGGATCACCTTTTCCGCCCGGCTTGCCATCCGCTCCCTGACGTACTATTAGGAAGGTGTTGCTGGCCAGGATAGTGAACGGCATGTTTTTTGTCGGTATGCCTTGCGATTCCTCAAGGTTCTTCAGATAATTATAATCGCCGAGTTTAATAATCGGCGCACTATACCAGAAAAACTTAATCTGAGAAACATTCTCCTCCTTGATACTCCCCCCAGAAAACAGACCATATATCTCTCCGGTGGCGCTACCGGACGTACTACCACCAGTCAATACATCTCCATTTTTGCCGATAAGAAGGATAAGGAAGTTGAAGGTATCGAGAATACCGACACAATCTTCTGCCTTGCTACCTGTATACTTTACGAAATGGTATTTTCCGAGTTTGGTAGTCAGGAACTTGCCCGTGTTACCATCCGCAGTGACAGAATTGGTGTCTAGCGCAATCTCGTAAGAGACTGCACTTTCACCATTTTCTACGCTCGCTATATGAAAAGTTGAACGTGCTACTGTCATATTTTCTTATCTGTTTTAAGCACCGGTAATGGCGGCCGTAATTTCACCGTCGATACCATTATTGGCTGTGATAAATGTTTCCGGAATCACAAATTCCGCTCCTTCGCCTGTCTTCTCGTCCGCATCAAGGAATGGAGGGTTATGGGTAGAATCTGCGCCGTTAAGCTTTGTACCTACAGAGTCGAACAGACTCATGGTAAACGTCACTTTGGTAGGGTCGAGCTTTACATCAGAGCCGGCATGTTTGACGTAAGGTTTAAATGTAAACGCTACACCGCTGCCTTTGTAGCTGACGAGAGATACCGGGTTGTTGGCACTATCTACCGGGTTAGGGTAAACCTGCCATGGATCAGATACGTCTGTTACGCTTTGAATATCGGTACCATAGATACCGCTCGCATTACTGATTTCACACTTAAAGAGGGCTGCACCCTCTACCATGTCCTCTGATACGGTGATTTTAGAACCGGTCTGTCCTGCCAGAACCTCCCATACACCAGCCTTCTGCTGGTACCATTTGTAGGTGAAGCCGCTGTTTACCGTGCCGCTGCTGTTTACTACTACAGCCTCCAACTCGCAGAAGCCGCCCTTTGTTGAGATAACGAACGGAATGCCTTTATATCCTACTGGCGACTGAATGCGCACTTTCTTGGAAGATACATCGCCGTAGCCGATGGTTACAGGGAAACTGGCTGATGGTGAGAAACTGGAGTTATCTACCGGTACGGTGGCCACCGCCGAGATAGAGAAAGAAGACTTGCCGTTGATGTTAAGAAGGTTCTTTACCACCTTGAGGCACTGGATGGTTACACCATCAATCTCCTTGGTCATCTTAACGAAATGACCGCTCTCGTTACCAACGCCGAACGTGGTAGAAGATACTCCACCTGTAAACGCAAGCTGCTTACCGTTTACGTTCCATGTAATATTATCATCCTTGATGGCTACCGGCTTTGCGTTGTTCTCGCTATCATACAGCAGAAACATCAGGATAGGTGAGTTGCTGCTGTTGAATACCGGTACTACCTCGTCTGCATCGTTGTAATACTGGTTAATATCGCCCTGGTCGCACGACAGGATAGGATAATAAGATTTACCGTTGGATAAACTGATAATTCTAAATGTTGCTCTACTCTGACTCATTGCTATGTCCTTTCTTTACTTTTTGTTAGTGTTACTTTTTGCAGCAGGGACATGGGCGAGGTCTTCTGCCTGTTCGTTGCCGCTGCCGGTATCTGGTGCAGTATCGGGACCTTCTGAGCTTTCCGTGCCCTCTGAACCTTCTGTTCCTTCTGCACCTTCTGTACCCTCGGCTGCGTTATCACCGCTGCCCCCTACGTTATCTCCCGAGCCTTCGGCATTATCTCCCGGGCTTTCGGTATTATCGCCTGGAGCTCCGGTATTACTGCCGCCCATCATATCAGGGTATATACCAGGCTTTCCGTTTTCGACATCATCACCACCATACGCTTTTGGTGTGTAGCATGGGCGGCAACTTGTGCCCGCAATCTCTTCCTTAGCCTCCAATGGGGTAAGCAGAGCACCGCCTACGTTGTCGCATCTCTCTCTGAGGGTATTGCCCTCTACTCTTTCAAGCGCAGACTGATAGATAAGGTAATTACCGTCGAAGGTTCTGCGCAATACCAGGTATGCCGGCAAAATAGCCTCGCGTACCTTTTTGGTTACTTTTACATAATATGGCATAATCGTATATATAATTAATAGTTAAACATCACTTTAATCTCCTTCGTAATCTCTTGCTACGATAAGGCTGCCATCAGAATCAATCAGCCATTCACCTGTATCAGACGTAAGAACCTTGTTGGTACCGCGGTCTTCAATATCGCAGAAGAACTCTTTTCCATATACCATAGGAAACATCACTTCCGGACCACGCGCCTTCTCTGTTTCGGTTGTTCCATCCGAAATCTTCCAGGAGGCATAGAGATACTTATTCCAGTTTTCGATAACACCCTGATTATCGCTTACGATAGCCTTCAGGCAAACTTTGCCTACAGTATCATGCAGTCCATCGCCTCGCACCTCACAGGAGAGTACAGGAAACTGCCGTTTGATGGTGGTATAGGCACGGGAATCGGCATCGCCTGGGGCGGCAGGGAACACCTTGTCGTTGCGGAAGAGAGCATAGACCACATAGGTCTGAATATCGCCTATCATTTCGCGGTTAATGGTGAGCGACGTGATACTGCCGTTTGCACTCTTTACCGTAGATACAATGTCGATATTCTCGTAACTGTCTGTATCGGTAAGCGGGGTTTCCGTACCTTTGGAGTCACGGCGATACCAGAGCAGTTTGCAGCGCCCATCGTTGGTCATATCGGTTGTTCCCTTTCGCACCGATACGTTGATAGTCTGCTGTTCAGGCATACGGAGCGGATTGTAGACGGTAGCTTTATCAGCGTCAATCATCAGTTCGATACTTGCCAGCGAAACATCATTGGTAGCCAACGGAATGCTGCGCTCAAACTTGTAAGTGTAGCCATCCTCCGTATAGATACCAACAAAGCGCATGGCGCGAGGCACGCCCACTTTACCGTTCGTCTTGACAACAAGCTGTCCGGTATATTCGCCGGAGGTAACTACGTCATAACCTTCTGGCGTGGTTACACCATTGCTGTAAATAGCAGTCTGTCCGCTCTTGCTGACAACAAACCACTCGAAAGAGAGTAACTTCGCGTTGCAGGTCTGCGCTGCATCAGGCGAATCAGGATTAATCAACGTGCATCGTGGAAAAAGGTTGAGCGGACTATCGGCATAGTCCGGAAAGAATACGTCGTCCACGGCATCGTAGTTCTGTGTAGACGGAACATAACCCTCAGCCATCACCTCGATGGTACACATCGTAGAGTAGACGATGGGCGCTTTTTCCATCCTTTTTCTCTGACTTCTAACTAAAACCATAATTTTATTTCTATTTAAAATACAATTTCCAAATCTGTCTGATATACTTCTCCGTCATGTATTTCAGCGGTCACTTTGAAGACGCACGGAATATCGTTAGACCAGTGTTCGCCCAGGTCGCTGCCTTTGAGAGGTAAGGTAAGCTGGTCTTTACGCTGTGCAATCTGCTGTGCCCACTGGTTATCCTTTGCCGGATCTCCGGTATCTCGCGTCCACACTATGTTGGTGAGGTATTCTGCTACATCCTGGTTGTATAACTTGCCATACAGATGTATGGTAGTAAACGGAGCCAGTTCGCCCAAATCATCACGCTTGCCGAAGATATAGTTTCGGGAGAAGCGCCATCCCTCTGACGATGTTACATCGATGGTAAACTCAGGGTTTCCTTCTACAAATGCCCATCCTGTGCCAGAGTATTTGGGCTCTTTTTGCGTCTTATCTTCCAGGCAGCGCCATCGGCAGCCGTAATGCCAGACATCATGCACCTCATTGGTAGTACATCTGTAAGGATTTTCTCCCTTTGCCGTATCGAGAGACCATTTACCCCTATCTACAACATCCTGCTTGACGTTGCCTTCATAGTCCGTCCGAATGATATTCTGAACCGCCAGATATTTAGCATAGAAGGCTCCGTCGCGCTTGTCGGCAAGCGGATAGTTAGCGAAAATGAAGTGTAGTGCATCCGGCAACTTACCGATGGCTACAGAATAATTGCTCTTGTCGATGATAGGCTTGGTAACGTGGTCGAGCCATACGAGTAAGCCCTCTGACGATGAGATATACCAGCAGCTCTGTCTGTCTTCCTCTACCGCATTTCCCCAGCGTATCAATCTTGCCAGCTCGCAAGGTGGATAATTCTTCTTGCTAGGACATTCATTATCTAGGTAGCATACAACCGTGATGGTATTCGTTACCATATTGACCGAAAGCACTCGCAGCCACATATCGTAATACTTGCCATTCTCGGCAAGAGTATTGATGGAAGCCAAGACTACATCATTCTCCTTGAATGCCGTGAAGTCATTATCCCATCGCTTCTGTAACTTCAAATCGTAGGTTACGTTACCGTCTTCCGTTTTCGCAGGAATCTTAGTCACAGACTCGACCAGACCACTTTCCGTAAAGACAAAGTTGCTTTCCATTGCCGTCTGCCTGTTGGTAATAAGCTCCTTTGCAATGATAGAACTTCGGGATGTAATACTCTCAAACTCTGCATTGCCAAGCTCATCAATCCTGCCACCAGTACCGAGGAGCATTCCCTGAATGAACTCCCCGAAGGTCGCACCCTTCTTGAACTGAGATAAGTCTTCTGATATCAATCCCTGCACGAACTTCTGCACCTTCTCCCAGGTAACTGTACCTTTTGCGATGTCATCGTTTATCTTTGAGATGAAGTGCTTGCTTCCTTCTGTCGCAACCTGATTCTTGACCTGTGTAGTTGTCAAGCCTGCACCAGTTCCTCCATTTCCGCTTTGGAGCGACGAAATCTGCTGCTGAATCTTTTGGATAGTTCCAACCTCCTTATCCTCGCGGAGAGTTATGTCGTAGGTAGGAATCTTACCATCATCTTCCTTGATGGTGAGTTGGTCGATAGAGATGATTCCTTCGATATTGAGGTCTGTATCATTGAAGTTCATCAGGTCGCCGGCCTTCAGTGTATCGTGCAGACTCTTGATAGTTCCGGTTTCGTCTGCCTGCGCCTTATCGTGCTGTCTCGCCATAAAAAGCTCATCAACCTTAGGCTGATAGACATACCTGGTGTAGTCATTCTTGTCAATGAATGCTATGGCGTATTTGAGAAGCTTCAGAGATGCAGCATTGACATACGAATCGGGAAGGGTGATGCCGGTAAGAACGAAATGGTCGCCTTTCTTGATAGGGTAGTCTTTGTATGGGAACCAAAGCTCAAGAGCATCGTCCTTTACTCTTTCAATAGTAAGCCTCCATCTTCCATCAACCTTGGTTGAGAATGCTACCTTGAACGTTCGGCCACCGCACATACCATCTTTCATAGAGATGGAGAAGTCATCATCCTTAAGGTCGTTGATGTCGAAATCGATAGCCTTATTGAGGTATATATCAACATTCTTTACTGTTTCGTTGTCGCCAAACCTTCCGTCGTCATCAGGAGCGACACCCTCGCCAATCTCATCCACACGCACGCCACCGACAACCATTTCTTCGATTGTAGGGTAGATTTCTACGACTCCATTCGTCTTATCATCGGTATCGAAGAACTGCGATGCCGAACGAAGACCAATCTGATCGATGTTGATGGAATCGATGTATGGTCTATGCGGGTCAGTAGAGAATCTGTGTTGTTTTCCGGTAGGGTTCACGTACTTCTTCTCTTCATCCGTGAGCGAATCATAGAAGTCACTCAGCGACACATGGGGAAATCCAGGCAGCATAAGCCTGTTGATTGACATATTGTTCGGGAGATTCTCTGCATATTCCTTCATGGACGAAGGAATATTTTTCTTGTTGAGGCCCGATGTGATATACATCTTCGTGTTTCCTGCCTTAACCTGAGCGATGAAAGTGTTAAGGTTTTCCCTTGACTCTTCGTCACCGCTATCTACTTGAGTTCCCCTGTATTCCGAATAGAATCTACACTTATTGGTATTGTATTTCTGTGTTACATAACCGGTAATCTCAGTCTTGAAATCAAATGTAACCTTAAGCACCCAACCAGCAGACTGTTCGCCAGTTTCTCCAGAAACAATATACTTTCTCGGATTCTTGAAATATGTCTCGATATAGTCGACATCCAGTTCAAGCTCAACATTCGTGCTGGCCCCGACGACTTTCGTGATGTTCGCCACGTACTTGACACCGAGGTCCGCATAGTAGTGGGAAGGAAGGTTTTTCTCGGAACCATAGGCTCTTAGTCTTGTAACTACACTCTGGTCGGAATCAGCGTTCTGAACAATCTCATAGAGTCCATTGCCGAGTCCGTACTTAAAGATATGGTTTGCCTGTATTCCGGTAGTACCGACATAGATGTTTCTTCCTCTGACGATGAAGTTCACATCCCATTTCTCGTTTACGAGCGCAAGGGCCTGCCAACAGGTCTGTGAATCCACTGTGATAGACATCGATTCGATGACGTTATCTCTTGTTCCTTCGCCGTACATTGACAGCCAGTCGCTCGCGAGGCATCCACGCTGCACGGAACGTTCCATGTTTCTAGAGTAAATTTTCCAAAGACCTGCACCAATCTGGTCGTCAAGGTTCGCCTGGATCCTATCGAGCAAATCATCCAGAGTTTGTACGTAGAATGGAAATTTCGGCAGGGTAGTGTAGTGGAGTTCATTATCATTCAATACTACATCAAGGAACTCAGCCCTAGAAAGCTCATCCTGCAATGCATTGAACTTTACGCTGTCATACACGAAGCCCTCACCGTAGGTGTCAGGTCTGGCCTGCTTATCCTTGCCCGGCTCGTAGTTGAGTTCGAACCGCTCGCCACGATAGACAATATAGTCGCCTATCTGGAAGTTGATAGGCACTTCATGCTTGAAATTGATAGCCACGAAGCACTCACCCATCCAAGAATCGGAGTATTCCAATCCATGAACGGTTATCTGCTCTTCGTTAACGTCTGTCAGCTTCGAGCCATCCTTATGATAAATATTCCAAGTACTCATGTGTTGCTATCCTAAATTTGAAATCCTGCCCTGTGTATCCATAATCGGATTGATATCAGTAACAGGGTCGTTAATCTTAAAAGTAATAGAGAGAATAAGCAAGTCCTCGCTGCCCGGATATCTGTATAGGTCCGGATCAATGCTCTTCAGTCTCACATGCTGCCTTCCAATCTTATTGAAGTCGCAGTACATTTTCATCATGCCAGACATGCGGAGATAGTCAATGAAAGCCTTGCACTTCTCGTTGGCTCCGAAAGCATCGCCCTTGAACAGGAACTTGACCTTATTCTCGTATGCCGCCATGTAGAGTCCATCCTTGCCGATATATTCGTCATCACCATGCTCGTCGTGCCATTCCCTTTTTATGGGTTCCTTGACGGCATCGCATGGTTTGAACGGATTCTCGCTAACATACATACCGAAGTCGGCGATGGAGTCCTTCACCTCATTCCCATCGCCTTCCTTCTGCATGTATATCCTGAAACAATCTTTCATACCTAAAATCAACTTTTTATAATTGCAAATATACGAAAAATAGAATAAATATGCAAAAAATATTCAATTAAAAATGTATAAATATACAAAAGAGGGCACAGATATAGATCCGCGCCCCCGATTATTACTTCATCTTCAATGATTTTGTTCCGTTAAGAACTCTGTTGAAGTTGTCGTTGTATTCCGTAAAGATGCTTTCGATTCTCTCTGCCGCATCTGCATTACGGAGAGTATTCCGAGCAATCGCATTAAGCTGCGACAGCTGTGACTTTGCAATCTCGCTCATCTCTGGGTAGTACTTAGCCTGCTCTGCGCGGATAACAGAACAATCCAACCTAATAGCATTAAGATACGACAGACCAAGATCTGCTTCTTCTTCTGTTATTCCCTTCACAGAGTTTCTTGATGAAGAACTGCTATTATCTGACCATCCGTAAGTTTTCTTAAGGTAATCTCTCGTTGCCTCGATTTGCTTTGAGAGCTCATCTGTGCTGTTCTTTACGTCGGCATACTCGGCTCCTGTGTATTCTGAAATAACATTCCCGTTGGAATCCTTGATCTTGTCACCATTCTCTGCGTACACCTGAGTCTTCTTCAGAAGAGCCTTGATTTTGTCTCCATATATATTCTCAATCATGGAGTTCAAGATGGCGTCCTTTAATTTTCCTTCAAATCCATCCACCAAGTCTTCATACCCATTGGCCATAGTTGACATTGCGTCGCCCCAGGAAGACACCAAGTCAGAGAACTTGTTACCGGTCAGTTTCTCTGTAAGAGCCTCAATTATGTCATCGGCCTTCTCGCCATACTGAATGAACTTTTCCAGGTAATCTCTGAAATCTGAGTCCATGTTAGCCCAAAGACCAGTGTAATCCTTCTTAATCTTCGACAATGTATCAGCGTTCATGTTGAGCATGTCTTCCATTCCGTTGAACTGAACTCCATACTTCGAAGAGATTTCTCCGGCAACATCACGCCAGTTCTGACCATTGTACTTATATGAACCCTTCCACATTCTATATTTGATAGAGTGGGAGCCAGCTGACGCACCGGCATTGAGCCTCTTCTGCGCGATAACCTTAGTCTGCTCAATCTCCGCCTTAAGCATTTCCTGGGCTTCCTTGGATGCCTCTGTAGCCTCTGTACCCCAATGGATGTTCATGTACTCAGTCTTCTTGGAGATGAGAGAATCCCAAATTGATGTCAGGTTGTCGTACTCAGCCTTCGCCTTGTTGTAGCTGCTGTAGTCTGCACCGAACGCCTTGATGAGCGAGCCGCCAATGCTCAACGCTGCGGAAGCGGCTGCTGCGTATGGACCAGCACCTTCGAGGAACCCGAGACCCTTCATTTTGCCGAGGGTATCAAAAGCCCCGGCTGTACTTGCTGCCGAAGAGAATGCGCCTGATGCTCCACCTACAATTTGGCCAAGGATTGAATCCTCTTCGCCCATAGCCTTGAATAGATTGATTACCGGGTCAAGAACCGTGCTGAGCGCCTGTATCTTCGTCGCAAGTTCAGAGATGGCCTTAGACGAGTCTGCGTATGCTGACTGCTGATCATTCTTCAGGCTCGCCTTGGTTCTTACGCCGCCAGCGATTCCGAGTCTCGAAGCCTCCTCCTTGCTGACGAATATCTTCGCGGTATCATCCATGCCGCCAAGACGCTCATTTATAAACTTCCCGATAGCCTTACCGCGATTCACCCCTCCGAAGATGAAGGTGAACGGGTTTCTGCTAATCTGCTCATTTCTGAGCTTATCCAAAGCGTCCCTCAACTGTTTGATAGATTCTACAGACAAACCGGTAGTCATTGAGAACTGGTCAATCTTCTCAATCATTGAGTCGATTGTAGCGGAAGAAACCCTATCGAGGTCATCAAAGATAGCAACCCAATCAGATTCCTGCTTGAACTGCTCGAACTGAAGCTTTGCCACATTCTCGTTGTGAGTCTTTGTGGCTCCGGCCTTGGCTCTGTCTCTCATCTGTGGGTCTTCGATGCCCTTGATGAGCTCAAGCTGTCTCTCGTATTTGCGGTTTTCATCCTCAATCTGCTGGGCGATGGTTGCATTCTTTTCAATCAGACTAGCCATCAGGTCGATGGTCTCCTTCTTGATTTTATTGTTCTCATCTTCCAGCTTCTTGCGTATGTCGTAAACACGAGTCTCCTCGCCGTACTTATCTTTGACATTTTCAAGACTCATATCCTTAACTTCATCCGTAGTCAAGTTAAGACCGGACTGAATGTTATCGTGCCTTACCGCAATATCGAGCTGCTCCTCCAGGAACTTTTTGTAAGTGTCAAACTGAACAATTCCACCGAAAGCTATATTCTGAGCACCTTTCTTGTTTCCAGTCAGCTCGTATATTTTCTTATACGTCTCGTACTGTTCGGAGATTGTATCAAGTTGCTTGTTAAGCACATTCAGCTCGTCTCTTCGCTGGTCTTCGAGAAGTTTTCGGTTTTCAGTTTGGATACCAGCCTTCTCGTTTGCAGCATAGTCTAATCTCTCCCTTGTTGAGGCCCGGAGAGTCTTCAAGAGTTCTTTAATAGAGGTCTCGTAATTGGTGTAGTCGGAGATAGGGAACCTCTTTTTATCATTGAATATAGCCTCAAACTCTCCGTCATTAGCAAGCTGACCAAGAGCACCTTCTCCATAAAGCTCCTTAAACTTCTTGATTTCAGCATACATCTTCTTGTATAAGTCGATGCGCTTCCTCAAATCTTCAAGAGCCTTATCTGTCCGCGCGCCTGTTGACCTACGGACACCGGTTTTCTTATTTTTCTTCTTGTCGTTACCAGTAAACCATTCGCCCCAGTTATCATGATAAGCCTGCATCTTAAGTTCGTACTCCTTCTGCTTCTGTGTAAACTCATCGAGAGAAAGATTGCCCAGCGCAAGCATCTTCTTTCTGGTGTTGAGTTCCTTTTTGGCAGCAGTAATGTCCGACTCAGCGTTGCTCTTTGCTTTATCGTAGTTGTCTCCGGCATCCTTTCCCCAACTCTTGACGTACTTGTTCTTCTCATGGTAGTCGTAACCACTACCCTTGAGATTCTTTTCGAGCTGCTGAGTGAGATCCGAGTCATCGTTCCTGAATACGAGATGAATGACAGCCTCGAATCTGTCTGCTGCAAGCATTCGCTTTAAGGCGTCTGCTGCAAAAGGATAATCTTTTTTGACCTGTGCAGCTGCATCCTTCATCATGTTTGAAACCTGGACCTTCTCTGCATCTGTCAATTCCTGGTTGTTGCGAATCTTGTCACCAATCCAAGGAAACGAAGTGTTTACTGCGTTATCGAGAGCATCCTTGAATTTATTCTCGTAGAAGCCAGTCTCAACACCCATCGCATTAAGAACGTCAGCACGGAACTGATCAGAAACATCCTGGTTCCATCCCTGCTTTGCAAAGAATGACGAAAGAATCTGGTTAGCCTTACCCTGCAACTCCGGGCTGTTGCTAATATCTCCAAGCTCATTAATGAGATAATTACGCATGGCTTTCACCTCATCCTTATACTTTTCCTCCCAGGAGTTGAAGCTAGCAAAGTCGGATTGGGTGGCATTAATCATATTCGCCTTTGCGGATGCCGAAGAGAACGCTTCTGCTATCTCCTTTGCAGAAGACAGTTTCTCGTCGAATCCCTTATAGGTATCCTCGTTAGAAAGAGATTTCTGAGTGCTCTCCTCAACCTGTTTGAGAAGGATGAGCTGTTCTTTGAGATACTTAAGTCTATCCTCATTCGATTTCTTTTCGAGAAGGCTCATTGTGAAAGCATCTTCCTTTTCAGGAGCAATCTCCTTCAGCTTTTCCTTATATGCGTCAATAAGGTTTTCTATCTCTTTCTCATCGCCGTCCTTAATGGCTTTATCCGCATCGTTATCGCGAAGGAACTCGCCAATCTTAGTGTATCTGTCTTTGAGTTCGTCAGCAGTAGTCTCCATGTCTTGCTTCAGCTGCTGATGCTTCTGCCAGTAGTATGCAAAGATTGCAGATCCGGCAGATATAGCTATTCCTGGAAGCCCACCAAGAAAACCGATGATAGAACTGAATCCGGATTTCAAGCCTCCGAGAAGCATACCTCCTGCGGCTCCCCATTTACTAGGGCTAGCCAATCCCTTCAGCACTCCACCAAGGGAGATTCTGTTCACCTGACCTTCCTGCTTGGTGAGAGCCATACCTTGCTTATACATCTCCTTGGTTATCTGGCCGGTAACATACAAGCGCCTGAGCTCAGCTTTTGTTATCGCATTTGCCTTTGCGAGTGCCTGGATATCCTGAATTCGAATCTGATTTTTATACTGAAGAATCTGTTTCTCTACAGGAGTTATTTTCTCGCCACGCAAGAGCTTAAGTTCTGCTTCTTTCGCAATATTCCCCTTTGAGTTCAGTATTCTCTTTCCAATGCCGCCTTCCAGGATCTTAACTCCACGCATAAGAGCCGGCCCGGCGAATGCAGCAACCATAGCAGGACCCAAGACGTGAATCTGCTGCACGAGATTGGTAACAACATCAAGTATGCCCTTGAAGGTTCCACCTATAACATTCTTACCGTTAGCAAAGTCGGCAAGCATGATTTCCCAGGCATCCTTCAGTTTATTGTAGCGTCCGAGCAAAGTCTCACTCAGAACCTGCTGCATATTATAGAACTGACCACCAGCATCAGTCATCTGCCAGAAGATAGACTTCACATCATCAAAACTTACATCTCTGCTTGATATACGAGTCTTAATCTCTGATGTAGAGACATTTCGGCCCTCTTGCTTAGAGTAGAACTCAGATAACTTTTCAAGCAGAGGAATACCTGCATAAGCAATCTGGCGGAGTTCCTTACCATCGAGCCAGCCACGAGCCTGAACCTGACCAAACGCCAATGCGATACGGTCAAAGCTAACACCAAGACCGGAAGACATATCCGCAAGCCTCTTGGTTGTGTCATAGAGCTGGTCGTACTCAACTCCATACGCAGCCAACTGCTTAACGTCTCGGTTCAATTCAGAGAACGTAAATGGCGAATTAAGAGCAAGTTCCTTAATCTGATTGAACATTGTATTCGCATTCTGCATATCGCCAAGGATTGACTGGAGAGCAATATGCTGCTTCTCCATCTCACCACCAGTAGTGATGATGCTCATAGCGAACTGCTGTGCGCCGAACACAAGACCTCCCTGCAAGAAAAGTGACTTCAAATCCTGCACGGTTGAATTCAACTTTCCTGCATGGTTATTAGCTTTCTCGAAGCCACGAACCAGCTGAGACTGGATCTTAGCTCCTGAGTCAACGATAGCCTGCTGACGCTTCTGTTCAAGCTCAATACCTCTCTGAACCTCACGGTTTACCTTCGCTTGCTCTGAAGCAAGGTGGCTTATTGATCGAACTTCTCGTCCCGAACCAATACCGCCTATTTTTCCAAGGGATTCGGCATACTTGTCGCCGCGAAGTTTGGCAAGGTTTTCTTCCAAGAATCTAATCTTACCTATTGTCTCCTGTATCTTGGCATCAACTTTCGTAGTGTCAATATTAAGAGACTTAGCTTCCTGCCTCTTTCCCCACAGGTTTTGTAGAGCATATTTTAAGGATTGTATTCTATTCAGAGAGGCATCAATCTCTTTCTGCCTCTGCTTCGCATTATCCTTGAGCTGCTTGGAATACTCTTTCTCTGACTGCAACAACTCCTTGTTCTTTTGAATGAGTTTGTCCTTCAAATCAGACGGATTTACAGAATCGAGCCTAGAAGCTTCTTTTTGAAGTTCTTTCAGGCGATTTACGTATGCCTCTTGTGCGCTAATTTGATCTTTCTGAGAATCAATCGACCAATTTTTGTACGTTTCAATAATGCCTTTTCCGCTCTCTAATTTCGATAACAGTCTGTTATACTCTTCGAGCAACGGACCAGTTAGCGCCTTACCATTCATATTCCTACCGTCAACTCCAGGCGAAATGGAATGTAATTTTGATTGAGTCTCTCTTTGAATGGCAAGATTTTTTTCAAGCTCCTTATTAAGACCCTCTAAAGTCTGCTTGTATTCCTCCAGCTTTTTAGTTTCAGATGCTATTTTGTCGGAAAGAATCTTGTCGCCACCAAGCCCTTTGCTATACAGAACGGTTTCATTAAACTTATTCAGTGCATCAATATCACTGCGGAATTTAGCAACTACAGAGCTATTTTTCTCAAAAGCAGCTCTCTGGTTATTGAAATTTTGAATTGTACTTTCTATCTGCTTGCGGAAATTCTGCTGCCCGATAGCCGCACTATTCATATCTCTTTGGTCCTTCATTATGTCGTGCGCACGAGTCTTATACTCCGACAAATTTGCCAAAGCGTTTTTAAACTCCTGACCGGTCAGTCCTTTTCCGGATATGCTACGAATATCCTCTTTGATTCTCTCTATCTCAGAGCGTACAGATTCTAGCTTAGAGACATCCTGCCCTAAGCCTATACCTCTACTGGAGAGTGCATCTATATTCTTCAACAGGATCTCTATGTCTGCAAGAGCTTTCTTCTTCTGGTTCTCACCTGTTTGGATTGCGTTGAACTTATTGATTGCTCTCTCGTGCTCCCTTTCGAGTGCAATGACTTTTCCCTTCTCTCGTCCGTATGCCTGTGTTGCGGCGGCGGCTTTCGTCATTTCTACAGCAACATCGGAAAGAAGGTTCTTCATCTGCGCAGCATCGGTGAGGATTGATTTGTTTCCAGATGCCGCCTGTAATCTGGCAAGTATCTTGTCAAGCTCGGTAATACTTCCACCAAGCATGTTAGTATTGTAACCCTTCAAGGATCCCTCTGCCATAAGGTCTCGCATCCTAGCGAGCTTTTCGGTTACTCTTGCAATGTCAGCTTCAACCTTTGCTGCTCCACCAGAAAAGGCAGAAAGAGGGTTCTCCTTTTTGAACTGATCAGTAATCTGCTTTACATCACGGAATGTCATTTGAAGAACCTTGGCATAATCCTGCAAAACCTTTGCGCTATCTACGCCGCCACCTCCACCGCCTTGTGCTTTATTCTGCAATCTGAAAAGCTGATTATTGATATTCTCAAGCATCAGCTCGGCTTCCCTAAGTTTCGAGGTATCAACATTAGGATTCAGTGAGCGCAGCTCTGAAATCTTACTGCGCTCTATATTTATTCTTTGAAGCATATCGAGATAGGAGAGAGCGTTTTTAACCGCTAACTGCAAATCTTTAGCCTCATCGCTTTTATCGTTTTTCTTGAGTTTGGAAATCCTTCTGTTTATCTCATTGAGAACATCTGCAAACTCTTTGGCTTTTTCTGCTTGCTCCTTAAATCCAGACTTTTTCGTTCCGAATCCCTGGAGGGCACGAAGAAGCGCGTTCGCAGCATCATCCCCGGTCTTAAGCTTGTCAATGATTTTCTGCAACTCCTTGGAGGTATTATCCTTGACACCAAGTTGGAACCACAAGTCACCTAAATTTCCACCTGCCATATCCTGAATATTTTAAAATTAGAGTTTATTGTTTAAGTAATCAGCAAGACTTATCTTCTTGCCAACGAGGCTTCCCTCATTCTTCTTTTTCTCCACCCACCTGTCGTAGATGTCATCCATCTCCTTCTTGGTATGCTTCTTCGGACCGCCTTCCTTCTTGGCCTTTGGGTAGACGACAAGAGGCTGGTCTGCAACCATGAGGTCAATCTGTGCCGACGAATAGCCCCACCAGTAGTCGTAGGCTGCGATGAAGTACTTGCGCTGAAAGAGGAAGCCGAACTTCTCCGCTAGTGAGAAGGCTGCTCCCCAGCTTGTTCTGCTTGGATAGCTTTTGCTTCGCTCCTCGTCATCGTCATCATCACGTCCGTCATCCCGGTCGCTAATATGGTAGCCAGTGAGAATGCGTTCGATGGAATTTTTTTTTTAGAAACATCGAGGACTCTCAGAACCTCGGCCACGTCCACATCCTTGATGTAGTAGAGCCAGCGCCAGTAGATCCAATACAGGAATCGTATCTTCCAGATGTTGTTGAGGAGAATGCAGACACAAATCTTGACGTTGCGCTTCCATTCGTTCTTCTCCTTTGCCCTGATGTGGGAACACCTGCTCATGGTTCCCTTGCGAAGCCAACCGAGCTTGTGCTTCTTTCCACGGAACACGAACTCGGTAGGCTCGTCGTGCAGCACGCTGTCAAGCAACTCCTGCAAGTCCACTGAAGGCTGCTCAATTTTCTTTTCTTCTGCCATGATTGTATGCTATTAAATGAAGAAGGGCGGCACGGCTGTTGATTAGCCTGCCGCCCAACGGTTTGTTATCCTGAATCTAATTACCTAAAGAAGCCTTACTTGATTAACCGCCGAGGTCACCAGTAGCAGGAGCCTTAGTAAGCCAAGCGATGCTACGCTTACCGGCACCCTCGATAGAACCAGAGAACTTGAATGCAACCGGCTCTGTACCAGAGTTATCCCACTGCAATGTAGCGTAGAGAGCGATGTTGGTAATAACCATGAGGTTCTCCTTCTCGTCGTCAACAATAACGATAGTACCCTTGATCTTGAACTTCTTAGGCTCAACAGCGATACCTGTAAAGCCGGTAGTAGCGTCGAGAGTAGCGTCACCTGTACCCTTAAGGGTAACCTTGGTCAGCTCGGTGATAGCATCCTCGCCGAACATAATTGTCAGCAAGTCCTTTGCCTTTGAAGGAACAACGAACTCTACGTTGAAGTCGCCGAGCTCTGCTGTAGTTGCCCAGTCGCCTGCAAGACCGATAACCTTGTAGTGGTTGATGGTTGGGTCATCCATAGTCGCCTTCAGCGAGTCAACGGTAACCGGAAGCTCAACCTCTGGGGTGATGTCAACTGTAGTCTTGCTCAAATCGGTAATAGCCTTTGAGTAGAGCAGAGTTTTAGGACCATTGAAAATGTCCTTCATCTTGTCAATAGTTGTCATAGCCATAATCTAAAATATTTTAAATTGTTATACCTGAATACTTATCTAGTACGTAACCTTCCCTGTATGATTGTCACGGAAAAACCTGCGCCATCGTCTGTCTGTAGTGTTATACGAGGATTGGAAACAATGAGATTTTTTGTGGAGATTGGAAATCTGTCCATAATCTCCAGGACTTTCTCGTCAACGCTAGAAACATCAAATGTGTTTGGATTTCTTGCTGAAGCTTTATCGCGCACATACAATTCGATTTGAGCTGTAGTGGTGAAATCGTTGTAAACTCCACTTGAGTTCATCTCATTGTTATAGATACTAGATGGGAAGTATACCACGATATAGCTGTTGATTTTCGTATCAACTGCTTTTGGTCGGCTCCGGGAGTAGAGCTTGTCGCAAATACCATTCATTGCATTACCGACATCGAAATATAGAGTCTTAATACTAACCATATCTTACATCGTTCTAAAGTATCTAACCAAATATTCTCTAAGAGAGGTAATCACGTCGTGACCTCTCTTAACCTCGACAAACTTAGCGTAATCCACACCGGCAACAAGGAGCATCTGCCATGTGGCATCGTACTTTCCTTTGTTGTGCTCCCTGGAAACAAGTTCATCCCACGCCGCGTTTGGACCATATTCACCACCTTCTCCGTATTCACCCTTGTAAGGTCTTCTTCCGCTGTCTTTGAAGGAGAACGAACTGCGATAATACTTATCGAGATTATACCGTTCTCCGGCAGCAAGGGTTACTCGGGTTGGCTCTGGGCCAGGAGCGTAATGAATCGACTGCAATGAGCCGTTGTAATATGTACCGATAGCGGTTGACTTGTACAAGTTACCGGTTACGTCATCGTAGTTTCTAGACTTGTCAGCAGCCTTCATTGTCATTTCAGCCGCATGGTCCATCTTCTGCTGCATCTTTGCTACAGCCATCTGACGGATTTTCTTCTCGACCTGTAAAAACTGACCTGATAAACTTGTCATAATCTAAACCCTTGTCAAATTCCAATACACAACAGTCCTGTTATTATCCGGTTCGCAGTCCTTAACCATACCTACCTCTGTGTTGTTGCCGACAGTGGAGTAGATGGTGTCACCGTCAAGAGGACATCTGTCAGCATCCCATTCGTCATATCTGACCGGAATCGATGCCTTCCTCTTGTTCTGGTCGACGTTCTTATCTCCCTCTGTTGTGGTATCGGTGTAGCTGCGGCCTTCGCCATAGTAGAGAATGATTTCCTTGTCCTCACCAACTGGAGCATCATCATCGGCGAACGGGTCATCAGTGTCAGCCTTTCCGACAACCTTCCTCACGATCTTGATGATGTGGGGGTATCTTGGGTTTCTGATGTTTTCCTTTTCCATACGCCTTATTTGATGATGTGAGGGAGAGGTTCTCCCCAAGGAGAATAATTCGCCCTCTTTACTCCGTGGGAGGTCACCCGGAAGGTGGACTTCTTCTTGAGCATCGAATCAGGCTCAAGCTCCGCATATATAGCGTTAGCCTCTGCCTTCATCTCGCTCCTGTCGTTGTCCGACATATCATATCCACCTCCCGAATGAGTCCATCCGTTATCGGAATCGGAGGTATTGTTCACCTTGCTCGGACCAAGAACAAACCATTTCAGCATGTCGGCATAGGCAAGTCTTACCTTGTCCTTGTCGCAGGCTTCGAGGTCGATGCCGTTTTCAAGCTCCCTGTCGTGCATGATGCCCAACAGAGCATTCATCGGCATCTCGAACTTCACCTTATTAATAAGGTAGTCGTTCACAGTGTATATGTTCATCTCCGAATCCATAGTCATACAATCTAGTTACGTTAAAGAATTAACCCTTCTTGGTGATGTCGATAATCCAACGGTAAGGAGAATCGAGCATGGCAGGAACAGAAGCGAGGAACAAGTCTGTCTTGAACTCCTGGAACATACCGTTCGCTGTGACCATGTTACGAAGCAAACCGAGGCGGTTGTTTGTCTGTGCCCAAGCAACATCCACGAGCTTGTTACCGAGAGTGTCGAAAATTCGCTTATCGAGAATTTCCTTGCGCATGAAACGCAAAGGCTTGCCAGCAGGGCGAAGAACGACAGTTCCGTCTGCCCAACCATGAATCTCTGTAACTGTGCCATCGAAGCGCTTGTTGTGCTCAACCTCATCGACAATCTCGATAGGAGAAAGACCGTTGAGGTCAACAACAGACTTCAAGAACATTGCGTCGTTTGGACCGTAGTTCTGCAAAACTGCCACAAAGTTAGCGTTCGCCCAGCTCTTGTACAACTCAGCAATCTGCTTGTTCTTCAAGAATACGTTATTGTAGTCGTTCTTGGTCATCTGCCATACGAGAGGTACGCTGCGGTACTCAATATGGCTGTTGCGCCAATCCTCCTCAAATTTACGCATCTGCTCAAGCAAGTCGCAGTTTGGATCGTTCCAGGCAAGTGTACCCGCCTTTTTGAAGTTCTCCTTTGGAACCTTTGCGTCATACAGAGGCTCTTGGATACCACGACCAATCTTGTCGTAGTCGATGAAACCGGTCGAACTCAACTGGGCTGACATGTAGGTCATAGTCATGTCGAGTGAGTCGTACAATACCTGTACCTCGTCGAGGTAAGCATCAACCAGGTCAGCGTCGTTGCCGAACTCATCCTGGAGAAGCTTCATCTTGTGGTAACGCTCTGTCGCAGTCTCACGGAAGCCGTCAGCAGCGAAGTCTGGAATTGAAGCGGTGTACCACTCAATACCCTCATGGTCGTTCTGATAGCCCTCGCCGAGAGGAGCACGGAGGTTCATCAAGGTTGCAGGGTTCAATGTACGTGTGCGAACCTTGAAGGTTGCATCACCATTGTTAGATGTAGGGGTGAGATTTGGATCAATGTCACCCTGTGTCAGATACCAGCCGTTGTTACAGCGAAGTACGCCGTCACGATTGACGAACTTCTGAAGGTAAGTGTTGTTACCCTTACCAGTGAAGAACTTCGCAAGCTGCTCGACACCAATATCAATTTTTGCCATAATCCTGAATCAATCTTTTTACGTTATACAATAGGTTAAATGTGCCAGAACTCTGGGTAGAGTGACTTGTTCATCGCCTTAACAGCAGGAGGAACAGGACCCATGCGGTCAAGCCACATAACGCAGTCTGGATTCAACATACAGAAGTTGACGTTTGTACGAGGCTTGTGATACTTGTCGCCGCCGGCATCGAAATAAGGGAAATCGTTGTCGCTCGGAGCAAAGCAGTTAGGGTTGGTAACCATAGGCAATACGGATTCGCCTGCACTTGCAGCCTCAACCAATACGTCACCTACCTTCAATGCGCCGAGAGCAGCAGAAAGAGTAACCTTCCAAACATCACCTGCGGTGTCGTCAGTCGTAGCCTCAACGGCAGAGACAGTCACGCCCTTTGCTTTTGTCTTAAAGTCCTTCTGACCGACCATGATTGTGTCGCCAGGGAACGGGATGTGAACAAAGCCGTTACGAACGATGTAGATGTCTGTGTCTGTAGCCGCAGCGGTAGCCTTTGCCACGCCGTAAGCCTTCAGAATCTTGATTGTAGCACCAGGACCTTCGTTGCCTGCTGTAAAGCCAAGGTCGTGCTCGATCAAGTCGCCGGCGTAAATCTTAGCCTGACCTTTGAATGGGTTGACGAGCTTACCACCAATAGGTGGGTGAACGAAGGCATTCTTAATGAGCGCCTCAAGACCGGCAAACACATATCGGGTTCCGCCGACCTTACCTTCTGTCTGAATGATGGTCGCACCGTGGTTCAGCATACCACGAGTACCCATCTGTTCCATGTAGGAAATAGAAGTGTTGTCCATAATCTTTTTACCTTTTTAAAAATTGTTATCCTGTAATTACTTCTTGTCTCCACCGCCGAATCTCTTCTTTCGACGCTCGGCCACTTCTTCCATAAACTTATCATCATCTGTGGACGTGCCTCCGCTAGACGTGCGACTGCCTTTTGCAGGAATACCGTTTTCACCGGTAGCCTCCTTGTACTCTGCGGTGTAGATCTTCTCAGCCTTAGAAACCAGGTCGTCGATGTCGGCATCTTCGTCCGGAATCTCCAGCTTTGCGATTGCAGCATTGAGGAAGTAGTTCTTCATTTCAAGGTTTGCCTTGTCGAACTTATCCTTCAAACCTGCCTTTACTGACTCGATGGTTGCCTTCCTTGCAGCCTTCTTGTCTCTTTCTGCGTTAGCCTTTTCGAGAGCTTCGAGTTTCTCAAGCAGTTTGGAGTATTTGTCGTCAGGATCGTCATCCTTTTTAGCATCCTTGCGCTTGCGCTCCTCTTCCTCTTCCTTCTTCTTGCGTTCAGCTTCCTCCTTGCTCTTCTTTACCTCGTCAGAGATATTCTTGTGCAAGTTGCCGTTGATACGCTTCAGACGGTTTGCTAACTTGGTAACCAACTTGGAATTTGCTTCCTCGTCATCACCGAAATCTTCCAAAACATCATCAAGTTCCTCATCGATGGTCTTTTGGCTAAGTTCTTTGAACTTGGTGGTATCAACCTCCTTGTTCACTAATGCTAAGAGTTCCTCTCTTGTCATGTTGTTTTTTGATTAAAAATGTTATCCCGAAAGTGGTCCCTCCACCTCGAAAACGTATAAATATACCTTTTATTTTGCAAATATATGAATAAATATGCAATTATCAAAGAAAAATTGTATATTTTTGCAGTATCAAATGTATATTTATGCAGAAAGATGTATTTTCAGGATTAAAATTGGATAACGGAGAGCCTATTTACACTCAAGAGTATATCCAATCATTAAGAGACGCCGACAAGAAGCATCCCGACAAGCTGAAGATTATAGCTCAGCGTGGCGGTCAGGAACGCATGCTGTCTATAGACGCTGATATTAAGATAGTTGGCGGTTCGCGAGGCGGCTCAAAATCGTTCTCTTCCCTAATGGAAGTTCTGAAGGATATTAAAAATCCAGATTTTCATGCAACAATTCTTCGTAACGAAAAAGACGACTTACAGTCCTTAGTGACAGACTCTTATAAATTGTTCTCCCAATTTGGAACTTACAATAAGTCACAAAATGATATGACCTGGAACTTCTATAACGGAGGATGGCTCAAATTCTCGTACTATGCTGGAGCCTATCAGGACTTCAAGACACGATTCCAGGGGCGCCAGTATGCCTATGTTTGCATCGATGAGGGTACTCAGTGCCCATACAAGAAGTTCAAGTACCTCTTGACCAACAACCGAAATGCAGCGCATATCCGAAACCGCTTCTGGATTACCTGTAACCCGGACCCGGAATCTTGGGTGAGAAAGTTTATCGACTGGTGGGTTGACGAGAACGGATACATCATACCGGAACGTGACGGAGTTATACGATACTGCTTCATGGACGGCGATACGCCTGACTCAATATACTGGGGTAACACGAGAGAAGAGGTGTACGAGCAGTGCAAGGGCATCATCGATAGCCTCTGGAAGGACAGCTACGAGGAACTTGGATACACAAAGCTCGAAATGTTCATCAAGTCGGCAACATTCGTTCGCGCTGACGTATCAGAGAACATTAAGCTTATCTCTACCGATGCCTCATATCTCGCCAACCTTGCCCAACAGGACGAGGAACAGCGTATGAGAGACCTTGAAGCCAACTGGAACTGGAAAGCTGCCGGAGACGACATGATCAAGATGGAAGACCTTGATGAAATCTACGACAATGCAGAACAGATAGGAGATGGAAAACGCAGAGCTTCTGCCGATATTGCTTTCACCGGCGGCGATAACTTCGTGATGTGGCTCTGGGAAGGATGGCACTGCAAGGACTTGGTTGTGATGAGGCTGGACTCTAAGACTCTTGTTTCTGTAGTTGAGGCTAAGCTGAGAGAGTGGGGAGTTGAGGAATGCAACTTCACTTACGATTTACAGGGCATCGGCCAGTACTTCAAGGGATTCTTCAAGGAAGCCGTTCCGTTCAATAACCAGGCTGCGCCTATTCCTAAGAATCATCAGGAGGAAGTAGGTATTAAATACCTCTACAAAGACTTGAAATCCCAGTGTGCATGGTTATTCTACAAGATGATTAAGGATAAGCAGATTTCCATCGACTCGGCCCTGCTTGAAAGAAAGTATTCAGGAAACGGATTTGACAAGGTTCCTCTCAGACAGATTCTTCAGAAGGAGCGTAAGATGCTCAGACGTGACGAGAATAGCGATGATAGGGGATTCAAGCTATTACCTAAGAAGATTGCCAAGAAATATGTCGGGCACTCGCCTGACTTCTTTGAATCTTGGTTCTATGTAATGATATTCAGTTTAACAAAAAAGAAAAATAAAAAGGTAAAAGGATTATGGATGCTATCAAGGTAACAAATTTCAGAAAGATTCTTGTAAAGAAGCCTTTCTTTGAACTCACGCCAAAGGGGTACATGACCCACGATGGCTATTGCAGGAACGAGGTGTCCGATAATGAAGACCCTCAGATGCCGCAAGATACATTATACAGAGTGGTTAAGACTCAGAAAGACTTCCTTCGTGAGTTCTATCCTACGTCCCACAAAATCTTCGACAAGGATCTATACCCTGACATCTGGAGAAAGAACCCGGAAAATAATAAATGGTATGTGCAGGAGATTCAAAGAACGGCATTTGCTTTCCAGCAGGTTATTCATACGAAGCACGTTCTCCATATGACAGGTAACGATATTCAGTTTGAGCTTGCCGGTGATCCTGAGATGAAGAAACAGGAAGAGTATATTAATCTCCTTGCCAAGTTCAAGAAGGGATGGTATATGCACGATATGGAGATTCGTCACTATGAGGCTGTAAGTTCGTACATGAAGGTTGCTGAGGCTGCTGTAGTCGGATTCTTCGACAAAAACAAGAAATTCGGTACTCGCACATTGGCTTTCGATAGAGGAGACACATTGTATCCTCAGTTCGACCCTCTTACTGGTGAACTCGTTGTGTTTGCTCGCAAGTATTACGACTTCGACGAGGAAGGTAATGAAAAGATTGAATGGGTAGAGGTGTGGGATGACAAGACATTCTACCGCTTCAAGAAGCAAGTTAACGAAGGCAAGGTCAAGGAGACTATCAAGAGAATTGCCAAGATATTCGGAATCGACGACTACACTTGCGTTGAAGAGAAAGCTCACGGCTTCCCGTTTATCCCTGTTGCATACGTAAGAAACGATGACGGTCCATGCTGGTCTGTTGTACAGAAGAACATCGAGGACTACGAGGAAGCTTTCTCTTACCTCTGCGAGAACAACAAGGCTTACGCCTTCCCTATAATGAAGTTAAAGGGCGATGGTGACGACATTACCGTTGTTGGAGATACAGACGGATCGGCTAAGACGATTCAGATTACCGATACGAATGGTGATGCTGACTTCATTAACGGAACAGACGCTTCCGATGCATTTGCGACACAGCTCAACAAGTCGTATGACCTCATCTATGAGCTTTCGTTCACAGTGAAGCCGCCGGAGCTTAAGTCGGGTGACCTTCCGGGCGTTGCCATTAAGCTGCTCTATTCTCCTGCCATCGAGGTTGCAGAGAACGATGCTAAGAAGATGCATCCGTTCCTGGATCAACTTGTTCGTATCTCAAAGTATGGTATCGGAGTTGAAGAAAACTGCATGGCCACTATGACCGGTCTTCCTATTCACGCTTGGGTGGAAATCTATGTGCATCAGAATAAATCTGAAATAATTACAAACTTAGCAACGGCTGTTCAGAACAACTTCCTCTCAAAGCAGACTGCATCTGAGCGTTGCCCAGACTTCCCTGTTAACGATGAATATGACCGTATCATGCGTGAGAAGAAGGAAGAGGACCAGCAGGACCTCCTCATGGATATGCAACGTGCGGATAACGAAACTCAAAATGCAATCGAGGAGCAGAGGGCAACGGAGAATATTCAGAATGGAGGCAGCGGAAACGTACGTACTGGTCGTGGCGCTGGCAGGCCGAACAAAAGCGGTACAGACTGGGATGAGAACGGCAACTGGCCGGGCCGTAACAACTGGAAGACCGTAAAGAAGTAAGCTTATGGATGAGTTAAAACGTTCTGTCGATTACAGCAGGAAGCGCTTGCAGGCAATCCGAAACTGCGAGGACCATGTTGCTGATATTCTCTGGAAATCGACACAGAAAATAATTGCCGCAAGTAAGCGATACAGAGGCGCGGGCAGGCTCACAAACGAGTCAGCCCTGCTCTCTTACGCCAAGAATGTTACTGCTGAGGCAGAGGAGAGTATCAACAGCTACATCTCTGCTTATTCTAAGGCTTCATGCAAGATTCTCGGGATTGACAGCGAGAATATCGAATCTTTTCTCGTTAGCGATATCTACGGAAAGACGACATCTGAAAGAAACGCCGTCTATCTCGGAAACTTTGCTGAAGATATTGTAAGGATGATCAAGGCAGGTACTCTTATGGGATATTCAGACCAGCAGCTACTATCTTCCATTCGAACCGGCTACAAGGACCCGTATCACACATCAGTCATCACCAAGGCGAAGAGAAAGGACATCAACATCGATGTTCCTTCTTACGGAAAGGGCTACTACAAGAACGCCTATCAGAATATCGTAAGAAATGCTTCCCAAGTGATTGCTTTGGCGTGGGGACAGGCAGAGCAGGAGTATGGGCAGGAGAACAAGGCTATCGGGTTCTACGTCAAGAGAGGAAGTAGTTATCCGTGTGAAATCTGCCAAAATGAAGCCGATGCTGGTATCCATTCTTTCAAAGATCCATATCCTCCATTCCACGTTTCGTGTTGTTGTTACACTTTATTTGCGTTCAAGGATAATAAAAAGAAATAAGACTATGATTGAAGAAACAAAAGGATACACGTTATCCGTCGATACGTACAAGAAGGCGAAGGCTCTTAAGATGAAAGACCCTCGCTATTACATCTATGCAAGCCTCCGTGGCTCAGGAATGCCTATCCGTGACAGTTGGGCCATCGCATTCCAGGGCGAGGGACTCAACTGGGAGAAATCCTTCCTCGAAAACGAGATGAACTTGCTTGAAGCCCAAGAGTCTGTTCAGAAGAGAATCGCAGAGGTGCAGGGCAAGAAGATTGAAAATGAGCATAGTGAAGATTTAACCCCGGAACAGCTCGCAAAGGCTACATCAAAGGAACAGATTCTCAAAGACCTCGTTATCGCCCGCTCAAAAATTAAGAATACATCTTCCAAAGAATGGGCTGACTACACAAAGATGATTGGAGACTTTGCTAAGATTAAGCAGGATGAACTTCAGACGGAAGATACGACTTGTCATTTTTACCTCCCAATAAATTATCCAACCGGTAAGAATGACTGCTTGTTGTTTAAAAATGGACTCTGTAAGGGAGGAAAATAGTTAAATTCGTGTTAAAGTAATTTTGTTTTACTAGAATTTCTGCAAAACCAAGTACCTTTGCAGACAGATTAATGTTCACAGGTTCTTTCTGCTGAGCATAATTCTAAAATTGGTTAACAAAGAGGGGCAGCGTCTTCACAGATGCTGCCCCTCAACTTTTATATATATAAAGTAGAAGAAAACTTTGAAGTCAATTAAGTATACTTCTCTCCGGTAACCAACTCAAGTATACCCTTAAGCCTATCATTAAGAAGGTCGTCGTTGAATACAGGAAGAACACCGTATGGAGGCAGTTCCTTCGTTTCTGCGGCCCCCAAAATGAATTGGAGTGCCTGTACTAAGGAGGTGTGGTCTTGAACGACCTCAAGCAATCTATCACTCATCCTTGCCTCCTTCCTTCTTAATCTGTTCAGCCATCTCAAGAATAGTCTCGGCGTGCTTATCGCGGTCGATAACTTCCTGTACGGCCTCATCGCTCTCCTTGCGAAGCTGCTCTTCAGTCTTGCCCTCGTCGGCAGCAGCGTTTCTTCTTGCAGCCTCACGAGCAATGTATTCGTTACGGAGTTTCAACTTACCTGCCGTGTATTCTGCATCGCCAGGCAATGATGTATCCGCATACATAAGCTGGGCAAATGCCTCGATGATGTTTCCACCATCCTTGGAGAACTCATAATGGTCTCCTACAGCAACAGGAACACATTCATCGAGTGCAGCATACATTGATGTACCGATAGAGTATTCAACACCCCATGTGCCGGCAATGTTCGCAATCTTGATGAAAGGCAGCGAGCCTCTCTGTAAATGCTTCTTGATATCAGCAGGGATATCCTCTCTGAGTGAAGCAACTTCTTTCTTAGACAAGCTCTTGCTGAACTTCAGCACGGTGAAGTGTCTTGTCTTGATAGTCTTTCCAAATGGTAATGCCATGATAACAATATTTTAAAGTTCGACTTTTATTTCCTTATACTCGAAACCTATGCAAGATGGATTCTCCTCAGAAGTAAACCTAATCTCGTTAGGATCGTTACAAGTTCCATCCTTGAAGAAGAAACAATCCTTGCAAGTGTAATCAGTCTGTTTCATGTTCCTTGCGTTTTTGATATTCCATCAATGTCAAGATACAATAGTTAGCGCAGTCAAGAAGAGCATCTTCCAATGGTTCATTAGCAACTTGCGCCTCATTGTCCTTCAATGTCTTGATGCGATTCACTTTCTCTCGTATCTTTCCGTAGCCGTAGTTGATACCAAGCTCATCATACATTTCGGAAAAAGCATTCCCATAATCACGATTTTTCTTGATGTATGTATCATGCAAGTTATTGAGAATATTTCCATGCATTTCAATGTCGGAATTTATATCTATTTTATGATTATCGGCAACTGGTGCTACTATATCGAACTCTGTACCAAACATCATAATATCTTCCTCGCAAAAACGAGCGAAATACTTGTAATCTGTGCTAACAGATGTACATATATAAACATCAGCATCCTTTCTCTCGGCATTGAACAGAATGGGGGTGCTGCCGTCCTGAATACCTATCGGGTCAAAATTGCATTTTAAGCAATCATTTCGTGTGATGTAAAATCGCAGGCCAACCTTAATATCTTCTTCCTTAATCATAATCTTTATTTTTAATTATATCTATAATATCCTGCTCTTTAATTTTGAGAAAGTGATAGAAATCGATTCTCTGAACACTTTTTACGCAGTGAAATTTGCTCAAATCAACCCCGTAACAGTCTATTGATAGAGTTACTATTGGATAGTTGTAGTTCTTGTCTGGAACTTTGAACGTCACAGAAAATCGCTTGTTTATATAGTCAATATCATCAACCATTCCGCAAACCATATTATCGTATTGGAAGACTACATTCTTGAAGCTTTCCTTTTCCTGACCTTCTAGGTTTTCGATAAAATATGACGCAGGTGCAATAAACAGATTCTTTTTGTAATACCTTTCCATAAGCTATTTATTTTTGTAAAACACAATCATTGTATACACAAAACACGCAATACCCACTGCAAGTAATACACATGGAAAAACAATATTTCCACCTCCGTTATGAGGTAGCTGTGGCGTTACTGGAGCGTATGGAATATATGCAATCATAATCTATTCCTCCTTATCTTTTAGTTCAACGAAATCTCCAATGCCCAAACGAGCCTTGTTGATGCAAGACGCAATCCAACCTATCAGATAGGCAGAAGGCTCGCCTCCGTGCTCCATACCAATAGCACCCTCGATGGTATCGCAGGCGTGAGAAGCTTCATGGCAACAAACTCCCATCCTCATAGAATTCTTGCTTGCAAAATTAATAAATGAACAAAGCTTCTTATTCGATTTTTCTCTAACGTTACCGTAGGTTATTGCGTCAGCATTAGAGAAATCAACCCTCAAAACCCCACCATTTCTACCTTCAAAACACTTGTTAGCGTCCTCTTGGTTCATACCAATAGCGACACACAACATCCTTGGATAGATAACAGGGTCGTATTCGTAATATCCTTTCTTCTTCATATCTCATCGTTTTTATGTTCTTCCCATCCATGCCTCGAAAAAGCATACCAAGTATCACAAATATCAAGAGCGAGAATGTTGCCTTGGTCAATACAAAAATCGCTATCAAAGCCTTCAATATGAACATACATCACTGCTATAGTATCATAAGGAACGCTACGACCTTCAAGACAAGGGTTTTTAAAATTCTTAGTCTTGTATAAACTTGTAACAATTGGCACTTGAAGAACGTCTGAAATATTCTCAGTGCTAATCTCTATCGACTTCTTAAACTTCTTCATATCTCAACTATTAAAATTTCTCAAAGTAGAACTCAATTTGTCTATCAAAGTGCTCTTCGATTAAACCATAAGCAAGCGACATCTTTACTTGGAAAGAAGCCTTACCATTAAGCAATCCTTTAGCCTGTCTAGTAATCTCTGAGCGAAATTGTTCCAAACTCATATCACGCTTACGAAGATTACAAGATCTGCAAGATGGCATATAGTTCTCCATGGAATCATCGCCATGGGATACGACAAACTTTCCCTCCTTGTCGCTCCACCGAGAGTAACACCCTCGATTCTTCGGAACAAGATGGTCAACCTGCATATCCTTATACTCTATACTCTTGCCGCAATAAGCACAATGCCCATCGTATTTTCGATATATTTTAAGTCTATCTTCTTTTTTCATAATCGTTAATGTTACCTATCAATATGCCACTTAGAGCAAACCTTGCATAAGTAAGGATGCCAGCCGGAAGCCTTCAACTTCGAACTCTGATTCAGAAACTCCCAAGCATCATCCTCGTTTTCATAAGCTACCTTCGCCTTCCAAGACTGACCTTTTCTAACCCAATGCTCAGGATCTGGATGCAAATAACAAGGAATACATTTATTTCTTTTCTTCATAACTTCTTCAGAAATTTAAGTTGAAACCCTTCTGCCTTTTTTATTCCTGGGTATAGTTCCGTCAGAACCTCCCACACTCTTGTCTTGTGCCGATGCCACATAGTTACCGGATGCACACGTTCACCACTTGGTAATACATAGAAATCAGCCTTAATGGTATCAATATGTTCATAGTTTGCAGCTTTATATATAGTTCCCTTGTTACCTATGGACGTATCGGCATAAGATATAAGGTATTTGATTTCCTTATGCGTTGCCCTTATATACTTGTGCAAGAGAGAAAGACAAATCGTCTCGCTATACTTTGGCATATCATCAGACAACCACATTCTGTCAAATTCCCTTACTTGATGGTAATCCAACACTTCGCCCTTTTCAGTCTTGATATGCGGTCGGATTCCATACCCTATTTGCATAGCACCCCTAATCTTGCCTTTGTATAAGACCAATAGGTTTAAACAACTGTTCTTCGTTACCTTATGAGAGAAATGGTGTGGAACGATGATAGCGTCAGCCTGTGCCTTATCACATTCCAATAACATTATTTCCTTTTCCTTACATTCGTAACCGATAATAAATCCGCAGAGACCTAGCACTGGGGACTTGTTCAACTTTCTTCTTTTCATATCAATAATACCTCCAAAAATAACGTTTGAAATTATCAAGCAAATGCTCTATACAAGCATTGATTTCGCCTTCTCTCAAGAATCTATTGCAAAATTCTACCAATTCATCACGTACCAACCCACGTTTTAAGGCTTCGTCTCTCATAGCTCTTATCAGAGCATCCGTAATCTCTTTATTCCCATTTCTTACAACTGGATCACATTGAAATATCATACGCATAACTAAAATTTAGAACAGACTTAATTGCCTACTCATGTTCTTTAATTCGTTATTGGCAAAATCGACTTGTCGTTGGTCTATCTCAAAGCCGACATACTGCCTTTCAAGATTAACACAAGCCCTTGCCGTTGTACCGCTCCCCATAAATGGGTCTAGAACGACATCACCAACATTTGTTGAGTTTCTGATTAGTATCTCCATCAACTTCACTGGTTTTTCTGTTTGATTAATCAACCCATCCTTATCCTTGCGTTTGTTGGTAGGAATAGGAACACTCAGAATATCAGATGTACCACATTCATTTATAGGTCTGTCACCTCCTTTGCGGAGCATGATGATATACTCTTTCTGAGCCATATAATAACGACCACATATCTTTGCGCATTTATCCCATATTAAGCATTTAGTGAAGTGAAATCCGCTCTTTCCTATCACATCAAGAAAATGCATTAAGTTAAAATCATTACACATCAGATAACAATGAGACCTGTCCTTTAATATCCGGTACAAATCATTAATATACTCGGAAATATCAATATCGTTGCTTTTGAATATCTTACCCTTTCTCGTCTGAGAGTCAGTCCAATATCCTCCCATATTCCCTGAGCCGCCTCTAGACTGAACCGGATAAGCCACATCGGAACATACGAGGTCTATGCTATCATTGTCTATCAGCTTCAATAGCTTTCTGCAATCGCCTTGGTAAATTTTATTAATCTCCAGCATATCCAAACATATCTTTTTGGTTAGACATTTCTTCCTTAATTCTTCTCTGTGCCACATTGAAATAATCCTTATCCAATTCAAAGCCAAGGAACTTTCTGTTGGTACGCAAACAAGCAAGAGCTGTACTTGCGCTTCCCATAAAGCCATCAAACACCAAGTCGCCTTCATTTGATGATTTCAAGATGCATTGCATTAGCAAAGGGATTGGTTTCTCGTTCTGATGTACCAATTTATCTGATGGAACTCTATCAAA